TCCCTTCGACTGCTTTTTTCACTTCTAAGTCCTCGATCTCGTTAGGGTCGTAACCCTCATCTCTCGCTTTAAGATCAATGACAGTATTCATTGACCAAGAATCGCCCCCAAAACGAGAAACTGCTACCTCGCTTGGGTCTAAAACTCCTCGGTCAATATACATTGAGTCCATTTCAGCGATTGTTTTCATTAGCAACGCCTCTTGTTCTTCTGTATTCTGCCATAGCGGAGTAAACTTGACGCTCCAATTTTCTGGCTCTTTTCCTTTTGTTGGTCCGTCTGACGAAAGGAAAATGTAGCGAATTAGCTTTTCAAGAAGCGGCTTTAACTTACTCTCTTGCAATTGCTTAATCATGTCATAGAAGTTTCTAACGTCGTTGTCACCTGTTGCGTTCATTCCTGCGGCTGATCTTCCAAACAATAGCGTGACTGGTATTCCTGAAACGGAAGACAATGTTTGCATGAATCTATCTAAGAGATCAGCTAATCCAGTTACGTTTGTCGTTAGTTTTGTAAGCTCTTCCTCGCCATCTAACAAAACAGTATTCGAGACACCTTTTGCAAGATTCATAATATTAAGACGTTGCATGATTTCATCACTACATTGAGAAGCTATTTTGACTCCAAGTCCGGGAATTCTTAAGATAGTATTCACAAAGTCTTGAATCATTGTTCCTGTTGCAGAGAAAGCAGAGCTATAGTTTTTCAGCTCTTCATAGATAGATTGAATTGCACTATCTGCCCAATAGTTGTTCATCGCTTTAAGTCTTGGAGGTAACTCTGCCCAGTCCATTCTTAAGATTCTGCTATGATGAACGAAAAAGATATTGCCAGTTCGCACATCGTTTACCTCGTAAATATCAGGGAAGCCATAGTTCGGGCTATTTAAGTCTTTTTCAAAAGTACCATCGGCACTAAAAGCCTCGAAACGATCAAAGACATGAAGCCACTTAACGTCTCTAATAGCTTTCTCATTGACTGGCTGATCTAAATCTCTTCCGTCAGCAATACCCATAATTATGACACCACCGCCGTAAAGTCTAGCCCATTGAATCAAATGGATAAGAGTCTGATAACCATTAATTTGCTCAAGCTTTTGGTTAACGCTGTTGTCTGGGTCTCCCTCGATCTCCCAACCTTGACGCACCATTTCAGCGGCAGGAAGCTCGACGATTCGCTTAACGTAACCATCTCCTCGATAGAGTTGATCGAGTTGACCGACTGATAACATCGAACACATTCGATAAGTAGTAGCTACGTTCTTGTCTCGTCCTTGGACTCCTAAGCCTGTAAGAATATTCATCCAGCCGTCCTTTCGACTAGTAATATCCCGAAATGCCATGTAGTAGGTTTGAGAGTCTGTCCTACGCATTACTTCTTGATTTTCTTTGTTTTGCTTCTGGAACTCTAACTTCTTTTTTAAGTTGTAGCTCTCTTTTAATCTGATCGTTTCAACGTTGGACATGTTACTCCTATAGGGTTATCATGCTTGAAAGATTGTATTTTTCTTCATCAAACATACTAAAAGCTCCGCTTAAAGCGTCCACAATATCATCATGCGTGCCTTCAGGGAAGTTTTCGAGTTCTCGGAAAAATTCCTCATTCCAAGGAGCTTCAATTAATTTAATATTGCCGGCTTCAGCTTGGGCACTAACTGGCAATGATCTCGTTACTTTGTCTTTTGTAGCTTTATAAGGCTTAACAGGATAACCATATAACATTCTGACTAAGTAATCTGCTTCGCTCACGCCTGCTTGCCCTGGGTCTTGCTCTACGCCTATCCTAACATCTTTTCCGTCTTGCGAGGCAGTATTTTTAATGGCATTTTGCACTTTTAACGGACTTTCTTGTAATCTTACTAGATCAGTAATATATAATATTCCATCTTTGTCTTTCTCTAACTTTAATCCGACGGTAAAATCTGGGTCGTTGTTTTCGGTCTTTTTAGTAGCCGCTCTATCCCAATATCTGACTTTTTGAGTGTGCTTAGGCTTATGCTTGAGAACTTCAAAGAACGATCGTTGAAAAAACATTCCTGCTGTTGGTCTAATGTTCCAGTTTCCCATTAATAACTGCTCTCTCTCAAAGCGAGGCAAAGCTTGCAAGTTAGCTAGATAACCCGGGTCTTTTGAAAGCAAAATCTCGTTGTCATAGATATTAGAAGCTATGAAAGTAAAAGACTTAGGAAGACAGTTCGGGTATTTCTCAACAAGCTGTTCTTTCGAGTCAGCCCAAATTGTCTCATCTGATATGACGACGAACCATCTTACAATTCCCGATCTTTCTTGAATGGGGTATCCTGTTTTTTCATCTATCCACCAGTCAATAAAACGCCTTACCCAAGAATCTGGATCGGGGTTTGTTGTAGCTCGAATGTAAGGCTTAATTCCGCATAAAGAGCGATTTCGAGACAACATATAAACAAATTGTCCCCAAGAAAAGTGAGTTAGTTCATCAAACCCAATTAACGTAATCTGTGAGCCTTGCCAACTTAATTTGTCTTTTTCTAAGTCCATATGAGCAAACTTAATGACAGCTCCGCTTGGAAAATCCCATTCAAGACTCGATTCTTTAGACTTACCTTGAAATGCGTTAAATAGCTCCATTGAGTTATCCCAAAGACCTCCCGGGTTTCTAACTTGATTAGCGTTCTTTCTAAATATCACGCATGAATAGCCGGGAATGTCATGACCCCATAAAGACTCTAAGAGCAAAGCGTAAGTCTTTCCCCCTCCTGCGGCACCACCATAAATCACAATATCCGCTTTTGATTGCAAAAATTCAGTTTGTGGTCCCGGCTGTGGTTTTATCTTTATCACGTTACTTGTCATTCTCTACCGTGCGTCTCCCATTGTCTGGCAATTCTAATATTGTCTTTTGAGTTATTTCTCCTTTAGACTCAATATTTTGATGAATCACATCCTTTTGATCTAAGTATTGCTTACCTAGCCAAATAGCCATAGCGGCAGATCGTTCAGCAAGTCTAAACTGGGCACGACGTAAGCTTGATTTACCTTGATCTCGAAAGCCTTCTCTTACTTCAATAAACGATCTTTCATAGGTACGCTTGCACCACTTATCTATAACGCCTTGGTTTGATCCTAGTACCTGCTCGATCTCATTTACTGAACATTGAAGCTTACAAAGATTCTCGAAAATCTTCTGGTCAAAATCCTTGTGCTTTCTGCCACAATTCTTTCTTGCCCCGCCGTTTTTCTTTCTACCATCCTGCTTTTCTGGGGCAGTATTCCCAGCTTGTTGTGATTCTTTTGTCACTATTGCCTCCTACATTTAATCCACTTTTTGAATTACTTGGCTGTCTGCCTTTATGGACGCAAATCCAATTAGGACTCTTTTTAAACCCGGCAATTCTTGCGGGGTGATTAGTCGTTGATCGAACTCTAAGTCCTTTATCGTGATACATTTTACAAATAACCTCTGTCATCTTCATACTCAAGCCAAATCCTTGAAATTCAGGCAAAACAACTGATCTATGCAATCGAACCATGTTTTTGACTTTCGGATGAGGAAAGTGAATCAGAGCTGTAAAAGCACAAGGTGTGCCGTCGAGTATGCCTAGATAGCAATCTGCCGTATTATTTAAATTGTGGTTCAAATAGTGATAGTTTTGAAAAAGTTTCCAAATCTTAGGCGAGATGGGGCAAATATTGAAGTCCATTTCTGGTCTTTTTTTTTTGAGGTTCTAAATTCCCTCAAATCCATATCAAGTACCCAATCAGGCTCTAGCCATTCTTCTACGTCATGATGGCAAGTCACTGCGACAAACTGTTTATTTAGTCTTCTAAAGCCTTTAGCTATCGAGTGACTAATAATCTTGGCAACTTGCCTATCAACTACGGAGGTAAATTCGTCAAACACAACTGGGCTTTCAGCGTTTAGAAGGCAATAAGCAAGATCAGCTCTCATTCGCTGACCAGTAGACAAACAGCCGTATGGTGTAATCCATTCAGGTATGCTACCCATTCCGACTGACGTTAAAGCATTAGCGATTTCGCTCATCTCGTGATCGCCAAGAGCTTGTACAAGAGGGATATTGTGCCATTCAATTACTCGATCTTGATACACTTTAGGGAAAATTTCTCTTGAAACAAGACTTTTTCCAGAGCCAGAATTGCCGACGATCAAGCCTATTTTGTAGTCTTTCGGCAATTCAAAGTTCATGTCCCATTTTTTTGAGTAGGATTTCACGTCGAGATCGTAACGATCAACTACCCACTTATAGTTAAAATGAGACGATTCAGGCAGGTTTTTTACAATGTTAATATGCGGCACTCTAACCCCCTAGCTTCCATTTCCTCGAAAAGCTCTCTTTGCTCTTTCTCATCTGAACATGTTATCTCGACAACGAGCTTACTATCTGAATCAACTTCTTTGGGGTCTTTCTTCTTGTCGTCATCTTCATCCATACCCAAATCGCCGAGATCAAAACCATTGTCGCAAAGAAAATCGACATCAAAATTATTAGCGAGCATATCCATATCCCAATCGCCAGACACTTTGTTAGAGGTGATGAGATAGCCATCCGCTTCTTGCTCCGTCAGTTGTCGGGTTGGAACTCTTACTTCAATCTCTCGATCTTGCCAACCTAGTTCTTTCATAATGTGAATACGTTGATGACCTGCGATAATCATATTATCGGCATTGACGGCGGCTAATTCAGCATAGTTGAATTTCTTGAACGACTTCAAAAGGTCTTGGTGACTCTTCTTTGAAAGCGTGCGAGGGTTTTTGGGATTGTCGATCAGG